GTAGCGGATTCTGAGTTTGGAGAAGAAATGGGAACTGCCATAGCGGATAAGGTAAATGAAATGATTGGAAGTAAATACGATAGCTCTTTATTTGAATACTTCTTTTCTTCTACTTCTGACATCCTAAAAAAATAATGAATTGAGGTGGTACATATGAAGTGTCCAAAATGCAAAAGCAGTAATGTAGAGTCCGTAATTTTGCATGAGAACGGCGGGATATTCACACGACACTTGTGTCATAATTGCGGGCACAGCTGGTTGACTGGAACAGGCAACTCATTAAGACCGATAAAGAAATTTCTCAAATTTATTTTTTGTTTTGTACTTATATGGATAATACTAATGATTTTTTTAATGAAAGGGTGCTATGACGATCAAAAAGAGCGTGGAATTGTTTCTTATGGATATAGTCAAGAAATGCATATATAAATAAAAACCGCCCCGGTGCGGCCAACACTAAGACGTCCAGTGTACTCCGAAGATGTACTTTTTTCGTGCAACTACAATGTATTTCAGCAATAAAAAAATTGAGGAGAAACCGGTTCGAATTATTGGACGAGTTGTTGAATTAAGAGCAAAATTTTAGGAGATTTATTATGATACTAAATGATTATACACAAGAATATTTATCTTTAAATAATTATCTTAATGAATGCGATGATTTTATCATAACTTGCAAAAATCTAATTCAAACATATCAAGAAAAGGTTTTTGCATATACCAACCATTTTTTCTCAAACAAGTCAAGTTCTAAACACAATGACTTAGGAGCCGACCTCAACACTCAAGCTTCTGAGGTATATAAACAGATTAAAATATTAAACTCTAAAATTTTAAAATTTTCAATAGCTTTAGGGAGGCTTAATCTTTTAGAGATAAATAACTCCAAACTAAAGGAATATAGTGATAACTACATCCACACTGCATATGCTTCAATTCAGTATATTTCCAATATTATATTAGAGGATATCAACGGAGTAAAGAAAGGGGACTTTTTTAAAAATTTTTTTAATTCAATAGAAACCTTAATTTCTCTACATGACACCTTAAAAACAGTTTATTCTCATCTGATATGCATTGAGAATGGATTATTAGAGCCAATTCCTACAGATATTCCTACAGATAATCTTTCTATGCTAGAATTGCGTTCAAAAAAAGAGAATTTAAGCTTTTCAGAAGTAGCAAGTGATCTTTTTTTATTATCATCTTTTCTGGATAATCTGGAATATATTTTAGCTACTCAAACTGGACACACTACTTTCTTCGTCCGAAAAATTGAAACTGGATCTTTGCGAATAGTATGGGGTGGAACTACTATCGAGCTATCTTGTATCTCTGATATTATACAGGCAGTTACAAATGCTATTAAAACTTTTAGATTAACAAGCGTTGAAAAGCGACTTAAAGAGGAAAAAGCAAATTCTATCCACTTAGACAACGAGGCAAAAGCTCTATCCATTATAAATACCCAAATTGACACAATTTGCCAAAAGATTAATTTAGATCCATCTAAACCTGAAGATGTTGAAACAATACAACGAATGTGCTTACCATTAGTTAAATATATAAACAACAATCCTATCGGATACGTGGGTGATTTTCAATACAATCTTTCTGATGAGATAAAATTATTAGAAGACATCTATTTTTCGACCAAAGAGTAATTTGTATATAACCTCTTCGGCGCTTATATAAAGGGTTTGGGTTTTCTCGAAAAAAAGAGAAAGAGAGGAATGGAAAATGATTGATTTTCAAAACAAAAAAGTATTTAAACTAAGCAAAGCCAAGGAAAAAAATATTCCAAAAGAAATTTATGAATTATTGATCCCTGGTGAAGAAATCGTAGGATACTACAGTGCATTAAGAGATTACGTCGTATTCACGAATAAAAGATTAATAACTTGCAATGTCCAGGGAATTACAGGATCAAAAAAGGATTTTTCAACTCTTCCATATTCAAAATTACAGGCTTTCTCAATCGAAACAGCCGGAACATTAGACCTGGATGCAGAATTAACACTGTGCTATAGCGGTCTTGGAAATGTAAAACTTGATTTTTCCGCTGGTGGAGAAATTAAAGAAATTGGAAAAATCATATCTTCCTACTTGTTATAGGTTAAAAATTTTAGAAATTTTCCATTGCAAAAAGTAAATGGAGGAATGTCTTGGATATTAAAGAATACCTAAAAGAACGGGTCGACGATCAAATTAATTGGTACGACCAAAAATCAAAATCTGCACAAAAATGGTATAAGCGTTTGCAAATAGCTGAAATCATACTTGCTTCACTCATACCATTACTATCAGGTTATATGCCTTCTTACAAATGGATAGCATTCATTGTAGGCTTATTCGGTGCTATTATTGCAGTAATTGAATCAATAACAAAATTGAATAAATATCACGAAAACTGGATTCAATACCGCTCTACTTGTGAAATGTTAAGATACCAAAAACATTTATATCTCACTGGATCTGCCCCTTATAATAACCAAAATGAGACTATCGACAATATTTTTGTCCGTAATATCGAAAGCATAATTTCTTCTGAGAACAATCAGTGGAAAAATCTTAATACTGCTAGAGAAAATGCCAACGACAACGAAAAAGTTAATTAACTCTCTTATATGTTTTTTCAAAAATATCTGGTTTGCATGGATACTGTTCTCCATCTACCCCAGTTATAATCCAATCTCCTGGAGATGCTTTCATTTCTCCTTCAAGCGTATGGATTATTATTTCAATATCTGTTTGATATGCCTCAATAACAACTGGCTTTTTTTGAAATTTTTGAATTTTTTTCAACATAATCACCTCATTAAAGAAAGGAATGAATTACATGCCAAAATTATATGATTACCGTCTATTTATTAGCCATGCATGGAAATATGGAGCAAATTATGATAGACTAATAAACCTATTAGACAATGCTTCATATTTTTCCTATTTTAATTATTCTGCTCCATCGGAGAAACCTTTGTTCCCTCCCGGAACTCCTAAAACAAATTCGCAGATACGAGAGTTAATTTCGGCAAAAATACGCCCATCACAAATCACCATTGTTATATCTGGAATGTATGTAGCTTATAGTGACTGGATGCAATATGAGCTTGATGAATCTGTGCGAATGAATAAACCTATTCTCGGTATTTATCCCTGGGGACAAGAGCGCGCACCCTATGCCGTAACAAGTGTTGCCAATGAAATGGTTCGTTGGAATACTTCTTCTATCATTAGTGCAATCCGTAGGTTGGCGTAATATTATTTATACTAAAATAACATACTAATCTATAAATTTCAATAATAAAAACCGTCCGGGTGCGCCAACACCAGGACGGATCACATATCCGAAGATATGCAAGTACTTTGATCGATAATATTGTATCATCTTCGGGCAGCCACCGCAAGCGGAACACACGTTCCTGCTGGCTGTTGTTTTTATGTCCAAAATGAAAAGGAGATGATGTTTATGGCAAACAAGAAAAAGCATCCGAACCTTCCGAACGGTTACGGAACGATACGCAAACTATCCGGGAACAGGAGAAACCCGTACTCTGTACATCCACCAGTTACAGAATTTACAGTAGATGGAAAACCGATTATGAAAAAAGCACTCTGCTATGTGTCAGACTGGTATGTTGGATTTGCTGTATTGACAGCGTATAAAGCCGGAACATATAAACCGGGTATGGAAAAAGATCTGGAACAATTAAGAGGGCAGGAAGATGGAGACCTAGCCGAATTTACAAATAGAATCCTGTCAGATTATAACGTAGCAGTTCGCTCAAATTCCAACGATCAAGAATTGCTGTTTTCAGAGCTGTATGACCAATTTTATAACTGGAAATTTAACGGGAAAAAGAAATACTCCGCAAGCTCTAAACAAGCAACAAAAACAGCTTATAATAACTGCAAAGCTTTGTATAACAAAAAAATAGGAGAAATAACATATGAACAGCTTCAGCGTATTGTGGACTCTTGCCAGTTAAAACATGCCAGTCTGGAATTAATCGTTTCTCTTTTAAAGCAAATATATCGTTATGCATTGGCGCAAAATCTAGTAGAAAAAAATCCTACAGAGCTTTTAAGGATTAACATTCCAGACGATGATGAACACGGAGTTCCGTTTAATATACGTGACCTGGAAAGGCTTTGGGAACATGCTGATAACTATATTGCCCAGCTTCTTCTAATTATGTGCTATTCTGGCTATCGCATTGGTGAATTATCTGTAATTAGCGTAGATTTAGAAAAGAGATGCTTCTCAGGGGGATTAAAAACAGATGCCGGGAAAAATAGGATTGTTCCAATCCACTCTTCCATACTCCCTATCGTACAAGATCGGCTAAATGAGAAAGGATCTCTCATGGGAATATCATACAGCGCTTTTAATAAATCTCTTTCAGAATTTCTTAAAAGTATAGGTGTTGGAAAACATACAGCTCACGATTGCAGACACACCTTTTCTATGTTATGCGAAAAATACAAAGTAAGCGAAAATGACAGAAAACGAATGTTGGGGCATAGTTTCCGTGATATTACTAATTCCATCTATGGACACAGAAGCTTAGAAGATTTGAGGAAAGAGATAGAAAAGATACCGTGTTACAAACGTGTCGCAAACGATTATAAAAAAAGGGCTTAAGTGAGTACCGGAATCATCAGGAGACATTAATTAAAAACACCGAATTTATACCGTTTTCCCGGTATTCCCCTAAAATTCGGTGTTTCTAAAATTCTATTAGAATTAATTTGCTTTTATTTTATGTTCTATAATAAAAATATAATGTGCCTCTTTTACAAATCTAGTTGTTAAATCCAGCCAAAGGAGACCAAAAAGGGCGCATGTTCCCGGTATCAATATTGAAATGAGCAGCGCCATTATATCCCTGCTTCCTGGCATAATATCATAATTCGATAATATTTCATTTATATTTTCCGAATAAATATCGTAGTTCGAGTACACATACGTCTGAATTTCTTTTACTTGATTAAAAAGAGAATTTATCATAACACCTAAAAATGTAAGCCAAACTCCGATAATAGTAAATTGAAAAGAAAAGATAGACTTTTCTTCATCTTTCAATGTACGGTACTCCGTCAACAAGATTTCCAAATTTTCATTCTTATCTTGATTCATCATCTTCCCCACTTCATAACATTCGAAACTGATTCATTATCCCTTTCTCACTAACTTTACTACCGTCTCAACGGTATTACCTTTTTCCCACAAGAGCCGCCTTACCTCTTGTCCATCACGATATATCGGAAAATTAAACTCTATCGACTTCAAAGGCATCTCTGACTCTCCATTAGGATATATCTGAATTTCCTTTATTAGATAAGTTATAAGGCTTTTCTTTTCCTCGTCACTTATTATATCATAGAGCTTTCCGAAATTCAGCATAAGCTTGTAAATATTGTCCATAGTGATTGCTTCCATTTCGATAGAACTTCTTCTCAGCTTTGCATCTTCAATCCGTTCTTCCAACTCGACAATCGTATCATACAATCCATCAAGCCTTAATGTCATGTCGTGGATTTTTCTTTCTCTGAAACGAGCATCAATAGGCAGATTATCAATCTCTCGCTCCAGACGGGCTTTATTCAAATCTACTTCTTTCAGCTTGCTCTCATAATTGGCAAGTTCCTTATCAATAGCAGTGGTATCAGTCTGTACGCCAATACGCTTTTCTATCTCTTTTGCAAAATATTTATCACTTACCAATTCTTTAACAGCTTCAATTACAAGTGGTTCAATGTCTGTTTTTCTAAGCGATGCCTTGTAATCACAATGATGCCCTCGCTCCTGCTTGTTCCTACCGCAGATATAATAGTAAACTTCTTTGTATGTGCCATCTTTATTCGTCCACGCATGTTTATTCGTATACATTGAGCTTCCACAAATAGGACACTTTAATATTCCCGTCAACAGATGCGACCTGTCCTTACCTATTTTGGACGGCTGCTTAATTCCTGTTGCCATACGTTTTGTGTGAGCTTTTTGCCATAATTCTTCGCTAACTATTCCTTCGTGTTGTCCATCTTCCAGAATATAATCATCTGTATGAACCTGCTTATATTCATTTTTTGTGCCTTTTACCTTTTCTCGTGTTCTCCTGCCATAAGCAATCTTGCCACAATAGACAGGATTATCTAATATCAACCGTATGAAATGGCTGCTCCAAGTTTCTAATGTTCCATTCTGACGGGGTATCTTTTTTATTCCTTGCAAATTAAGATATTTTGCGACTCCGCCAAGCCCTATGTCTGAATTGGCAAACTTATCAAATATAATTCGGATTGCTTCAGCTTCGGTTTCTTCTATTAAGAGCTGATTGTCTTTCAGATAATATCCATACGGAGCAAAACCGCCATTCCAACCTCCCTGTCTTGCTTTTTCTCTGCGTCCGTTCATTGTCTGTTCAATGATATTTTCTCTTTCAATTTCTGCAACCGCAGATAATACAGAAATTAAAAGCTTTCCGCTTGTCTGTGATGAGTCAATACCTTCCTCAATACAAATGAGATTTATTCCATACGACTGCACAAACTCCAATGAATTTAGAATATCTGCCGCATTTCTTCCAAATCGTGAAAGTTTATAAACCAGAATATAATCTATCTCCAATCCGTTCTTTATATCAGAAAGCATCTTCTTAAAAGCAGGTCTCCCCTCAATAGATTTTCCCGATTTACCTGCATCTTCATATATACCAACAATCTCCATTTCCTCTCTGTCAGCAAATCGTTTCAGGCTATTCTTCTGCCCTTCAAGGCTATATCCGTCCACCTGCATTTCAGTACTTACTCTCGGATATAGAACACATTTCTTTCCTTCTCTGTTCATCGTACCACCTCCATAAATTTATAGGGAAATGTGATATGTAAGGCTGCGTAACCTACGCAGCACAATCCAATTCCTGCAAAACGGTCTTTCCGTATTTTTCAACTATTTGCACCATAACATTGATAAAAGAATTGAATGTTTCGGTTTCATCTTTCAACTGTTCGTTTTGTAGTTCTGTATTTTGAATTAAATTTTCATTTCCCAT